TATAAAACGTATCGTCCCCAGTGCGGATGCCTACCTCGGGGATTATGGTGCCGGTCTCGCCCATCTTGAGCAGTGCGAGCTTTGTTTTCGTGTCGTCTGATAATGACTCTAGGCTACATGCGTTGGACAGACCGTTGCTACCCTTGACTATGATATCCCGTGGACGTTCAATCAGCACTACATGGTGTGACCTAGATAGGTCCTCTGCTACACGCGCATTATCGGCTACGGTGCGGTATGTTGTCTTAGCTTTCATAACGTCGGGTTTGTCTTCGACCGCTTCGAACTCGTCCCACCTGCCACCTGTCGTTAGGTATGCCAGCATTGCATCGCGCATCGTGTCAACAGTGTGCAGATGCAATCGCTTATCTTTGTAAGTGGCTTGCCGCATTGCCTCGTGGGATGTTTTATACTTCTCGTCAGCAATCTCGGTTACCGTACGCGGGTACATCTCCCTTAGCACTTCGGAGACTATGACCTTGAGGTGCTTACTCATCTTGCTCGTGCCGATTTGGCGTTTGTTTGATATACGATGGCTCTTAGCTGCGTACACATTTGAGTCGCCGCGATACTCCCTGTATATAGTGCCCAGCCTCTCTCCGTTGTCGTATATGTCGAAGGTGGAGTGCAGCACGTTGGTTATATGCTCGCCAATCCCCCTGTTACCCATACCAGTAGCCTCGAACTCCCAATGCGGGCGCTTAACCTGTATCGCCTCGATTAGCGGTACCATGAACGGATGCACTATGGACTCCTTGGCGCGTTCCGTGTTGGACACATCGACGCTGGCTACAGGCCAGTATGTGTTGTGCATACCCAGTGGGGTCCTAATACCGAGTCCACATGCGCTTTGAGGTCGCTGCGTGTTATCTCGTCCTTGCGGATGTCGTCTACGTCTACACCGCTGATGGCTTTCTCCAGTGCGCGCCTAGCGGACTCCAACTCTGGGTCCTTGGTGATGTTAAGATGTGACAGTAGCTGACACATCTCTTGCGCGTTGGTTACGAACGTAGACCGGAACTGCTTGGTCTCTTCGCCTTGTGGCTCGGTCAGCTTCTCGCTCATGGTCAGCAGTGTCGAGTGTAGTTTATCCCATGTAGTTTTCATAGCATCGCTCACACGGTCAGTGTACGCTGTCTCATACTGGCTACGTAAGTGGGCTAGCTCTTCGTTGTCGATGTCCAGTCGGAAGTCACCCACCTCTGGCACAGGGCTGAACACCATGCGGAACCCGAACTTAGATGCCACCTCCTCTGCGCTTGGGTAGTTAGCGTTATCAAACAGGTCGCCAAGGCTTGTCTGCGCGGTCACCACCAAGTCAGGATACTCTGCTACGAACTTAGCCACCTTCGAGTTGAAGTATGCGGCCCGCGCATCTGCCTCTTGCTTATACTCAAGAAACATAGATGTAGGCAGCAGCCTCACGCCCTTGTCGGACCAAGGCAGTGTGCGTCCGTTGTGCCACGTGCGACATAGCGCAGCGTAGTCAGCTATGTCCTTACGCAGGCTGGTGCCAGCCATAAGGTTCTTTCTGAACTTACCCGCATCAGCCACAGCATGTGCGTCTAGTGTGACCTTGTCGGTCGTCTTGCGGTCTACGATAGCCGCTGTCCATACGGAGATGTTCATCTCCACCAGCATTGCTGAACTTGATATACTCATTGGTTTGCTCCTTAGTTGATATGTATTGTCTTGCCTGTTGATGCAGTCATCCGACCACCGCCTGTGATTACCCACAGTATCGGTGCGCCGTTCCAGTCAGTGCCCCAGTTAGGCACGTAGCCATCTGTGAACATGATGATGCAGTCAGCCTTGATGTCCTGCTCCTTGAGGTATGCCTCCATAGCGGCAGGGTTTGTGCCGCCACCACCTACTGGCTTAGTCGAGGTACGGAACGAACCGCGTGTCGAGTCGTCATACACCTCATGCCCTGCCATCTCGTGGTCCCAGTGCATGGTCCTCGTTTGTAATCGAACCAGACGTATCGCAGCCGATGATGATGTTCTTCACCCGCTCACCCACAAGGCTAGGCATAATCATGTCGGACGACAGGAACCTACGGTTGGGCTTGCGCCACGACGAATAGTCACGGCCACCACAAGTAGTGTTGACGAACTCCTGTAACTGCGTACGCCAGTCTACCTTCGGCTCGAGTATGTCCGATAACTCGCGTGACATCCTGCCACCACCCTTGCCGTGCATCTTCTGTGCAGCAATCATACCCTGACGAATGGCTTGGTCTACTTGCTTAGCCAACTCTTCCTTCTCGTCCTTGGACAGCTCACTCGCACCTTCCCAGTCATGGTGGTCCATGCCTTCACCGTCACCACCACCGCCTCCGCCATTCTCTTCCTTCTCCTTCTTGAGTATGTCGAAGACTTGCTTGGTGTTCATGCCTTTGAACCTGCGGTCGATAAAGCCGATAGGCTTGCCATCTTTCTGCGGCATGGCCACGATGGTGCCGCTTGGGTCACGCTCCACAATCTCTAGGTTGATGACGTAATCACAGGCTAGGTTGGCTAGCCGTGCGTCCTCCTCCCATAGCCTCTGCCACGTAGTTAGGTGACGATACATCTTGTGGAACGACTCGTGCACCACGATGAAGGCTACCTCCGGTAAAGATAGCGAGTCGATGAAGGCACGACCATATATCTCGTCACGCCCATCAGTGGCTGCGGTTGGTATGTCGTCGCTCACTTCCTTCTTGCCCATCATGAAGATACCGGACATGTCTGCGAACAACGGGTTACGCATCAGGTCAATGACGACCCGTGTTAGTTTACGCTCGGCTGTTAATGCCATAAACTTGCTCCTTCTTTAGTGTGTTGGTTACGCGTGTGTACACAGACAGCTCGTCAGGGTGGTTGAATGCCGAAACGTGCATGACATAACCATTGGATAGGTGAACCACCCATATTGCCCCTTCTTCAGTCCGCCTCACATCCACGACGTGAAGCTCGTCCATTACAGGATGTCCACGTTCTTCAATGCCCAGTCACGGAACTTAGCGGACGTGAAGCCAATCTGCTTCTTGTCTGGGTTCTTAGACAGGTTGACTGCGAACACAGCTTGCCACTCTGGTGCCATGCGCTCGACATACTCCATGAAGGGCGTGATTGTAGTGCGGTCAATCTTGGCAATCGCACCGAACACCATGACTGCACACGCGCCGGGACTCTCGGGCAGCTTGGCTTTGGCTGGCTCCTTAGTGATGTCATCCCACGTAGGTAGCTGGTCTTGATACTCAACGAAGGCATGCATGTCCCGCGCAGCGGACTCACCGATTGTGCCTACCATGGCTGCGAGTAGCGCGTTGGCCGTGAGCTTATCACGCTGCTTGAGTACGTCGTTAGACACAAGCTGCAAGGACCGACCTGACACGAAGCTACCCTGCATCCGCTTGGGGTTGAAGATATATGGGTTGCTCTCTTGGTCACCATCTAAGTAGGACGACATGGCATGTGGGAACTGATTAACCCAAGCCATGACAACAGGGTCGATGTCGTTAGTCACAGCCCATGCCAACCACTCCTCTGCATCTGGCTTGCGAACCGTAACCGTCGTTACGCGATTGAGCGTATGCGCCTTGATGTTGTCGCCCACACCATCCGATGCCAGATTGCCGTTGACGATAACGATGGAACCATCGGGCAGCACCTTGTTACCTAGCCGTGGCTTGCGCGACTCGAGTAGCGGATGCAGCATGTTCTGGACTGGCTGCGGTGCCTTGGTGAACTCGTCTAGCATAATAACCACAGGCTTGCCGGTCTGTAGCTGCAAGATAGCGTTGGGGAAATACTCGGTGACTTGATGGTCACGGTTGATACTCGGCATGGCAATGTCGCCAAGGTCGGCTTGCGCACAGTCAAAGTATGCGTAGGCATATGCGTCACCGAAGTGCCGCTCCAGTGTGCCCATGATGGATGACTTACCGATGCCCGGCTCACCACGTAGGAAGAACCGATTGTTAGGGCAGTTGATTACTAGGTTAGCTGCCTCTGTGAGTGACACAGTTGTGCCGAAGTTTAATGCACTCATATTATGCTCCTTGTTGTGCCAGACTTGTGTCTGGGCTTGGTTGGTTATTGTGTTACTCTGTGTCCGCTTATGCGGCTCTTTATTATCCTATTGTTGTAGCACATAAAGTAGCTCAAGTCAATAGGTTTGGGCTTGCCCCACTACTCACTTGAAATACTGGGCGTAGCGGTCATACACCATCTTGCCTGCTTCTGCCCTGACCTTGGTGAACAGCGCGTCACGATGTTGCTGGTGCACCATGTGCATCATATCTGTCTTGGCTTCGCTCAACAGCTTGCGCCAGTGCCCGTTGCCTATCCACATCATGGCCTTGTACCAGTTCTCGGTCTCGCCGCTCTCTACTAGCTTAAGTAACGCTGGTGGACCTTCAACTGTCCATCTGTTGGGCATACCCGCGAACAACTCCCTGCGGTCGTCATTGCCAACCGTAGGTAACCGTGGGTTATCCATGCTCTCCTTGGACCACGGACTATGCTGCGTAGGGTCCGCGCTTAGCTTAGCCATAGCCTCCATGTAGTTGAGGAATGGTTTGTAACGTGCTGTTAGCTCTGCCTTCACCTTGCGGTTTATGGTGTGCTTGTAGACAGGCACGGGGTTGAGGTAGATGTGGCTAGCCATATCGCGCAGGATGAATGTCGCCTTGCGGTCACCGTTATACCTTAGCTGAAGCGGGTAGTGTCCCACTACTTCCTTACCATCGACGTGTGCCACTGCTGTCACCCAGTCCTCGTAGTTCTTACGCTGGATGTTTAGCCCTGCGATACGCTGTATACGCTCACGACATGATGCACTTAGATGCTGCTCGATAGCCACGCGCCCGTCTGGGTAGTAAGCTAGTAGAGCTTTGCCCTTGTCCTTATGCCACGCGCTACCGATACACACGGCCTTGTCCCCGCGCATATAGATAGCCAGCCACTTCTGGTCGCGCCTACCCGCAGGTTTGGTTCCGTCTGCGTCACCTCTGATGGGCTTGACGGTCTCGAAGTGTTTAAGTGCAGCTGCATAGCTGCGTAGTTGGGGCAACCCCCCGTATGTTTTCCAGTTTAACATGGTATTTGCTCCTTTGTTTATATGTGGTGTAACCTACGTGCTTCTTTGAGGCGCTCGGCCAGCACTACTTCTAACTCGGTTAGCTTCGTATTGGTCTTGGTGTAGGCGATCAACTCTGCGTCACTCATCATCCGGTAATAGTT